CATTATTGCCGCAGCATTCAATGAACCGCTGCTTCTGGAGCCCGCCTATGCGCGGGTTTTCTTTTGCGCGCTCGGGCGCGAGATGGGGGCAGCAAGTCTTTCGGTACCACAGCAGCAGGTACAGCTTGATGCTCCCGGAATGCTGGCTGAAACGGACGAGTACATGGCCGGAGGTAAACGACCGGCCCGTGTTTACCGGGTGGTGAACGGTATTGCGGTACTGCCGGTGAGCGGCACGCTGGTGCACCGGCTGGGGGGGATGCGGCCATTTTCCGGAATGACTGGCTATGACGGCATTGTCGCCTGTCTTCAGCAGGCAATGGCAGATAGCCAGGTGCGGGGCATACTGCTGGACATTGACAGTCCGGGCGGGCAGGCCGCCGGCGCGTTTGACTGCGCTGACATGATTTACCGCCTCCGTCAGCAGAAGCCGGTCTGGGCACTGTGCAATGACACGGCCTGTTCTGCAGCCATGCTGCTGGCGTCGGCCTGCTCCCGACGGCTGGTTACCCAGACATCCCGTATCGGCTCCATTGGCGTGATGATGAGCCATGTCAGCTATGCCGGTCATCTGGCGCAGGCCGGTGTGGATATCACGCTGATTTATGCCGGGGCGCACAAGGTGGATGGCAATCAGTTTGAAGCGTTGCCGGCAGAGGTTCGCCAGGATATGCAGCAGCGGATTGATGCGGCGCACCGGATGTTTGCCGAAAAAGTGGCGATGTATACCGGGTTGTCTGTGGATGCGGTCACGGGAACAGAGGCCGCCGTTTTTGAAGGTCAGTCCGGCATTGAGGCCGGGCTGGCGGATGAATTAATCAATGCGTCGGATGCCATCAGTGTGATGGCCACGGCGCTGAACAGTAATGTCAGAGGAGGCACTATGCCGCAATTAACTGCAACGGAAGCCGCCGTGCAGGAGAACCAGCGAGTGATGGGGATCCTGACATGCCAGGAAGCGAAAGGACGTGAACAGCTTGCCACGATGCTGGCAGGGCAACAGGGCATGAGCGTTGAACAGGCCCGGGCGATTCTGGCCGCGGCGGCACCGCAGCAGCCGGTGGCATCCGCGCAGAGTGAAGCCGATCGCATTATGGCGTGTGAAGAAGCGAACGGTCGTGAACAACTGGCAGTAACGCTGGCGGCGATGCCGGAGATGACGGTGGAAAAAGCCCGCCCGATCCTGGCTGCTTCACCGCAGGCGAATGCCGGACCATCACTCCGTGATCAGATCATGGCCCTGGATGAGGCAAAAGGGGCTGAGGCGCAGGCTGAACAGCTGGCTGCCTGCCCGGGAATGACCGTGGAGAGCGCCCGGGCTGTGCTGGCTGCGGGATCAGGTAAGGCAGAACCGGTCTCTGCATCCACAACCGCCCTGTTTGAACATTTCATGGCGAACCATTCACCGGCTGCGGTCCAGGGGGGCGTGTCACAGGCGTCAGAAGACGGTGATGCGGACGTGAAAATGCTCATGGCCATGCCATGAAGTCAGTGCTGAACATCAATACGAGGTTTTAACAATATGGTGACGAAAACCATCACTGAACAGCGTGCGGAAGTACATATTTTTGCCGGTAATGATCCGGCTCACACCGCCACAGGCAGCAGCGGGATTTCCTCGGCAACACCGGCACTGACACCCCTGATGCTGGATGGGGCCACCGGGAAACTGGTGGTCTGGGACGGACAGAAAGCCGGTAGTGCGGTTGGCATACTGGTACTGCCGCTTGAAGGCACAGAGGCGGTGCTGACCTATTACAAGTCGGGGACCTTTGCGACGGAGGCAATCCGCTGGCCTGAAAGTGTGGATGAACACAAAAAGGCCAACGCCTTTACCGGCAGTGCCCTGAGTCACGCGGCGCTGCCGTAACACGTTATCAGGCCACCGCGTTGGCCTGACTGATTTCTTAATGAAAGGAACTGATTTATGGGATTGTTTACGACCCGCCAGTTACTCGGTTATACCGAACAAAAAGTTAAATTCCGTGCGCTGTTTCTGGAGCTGTTTTTCCGCCGTACGGTGAATTTCCACACCGAAGAGGTGATGCTGGACAAAATTACCGGAAAAACGCCGGTGGCGGCCTATGTCTCCCCGATCGTTGAAGGAAAAGTGCTTCGCCATCGCGGTGGTGAAACCCGCGTGTTACGTCCGGGCTACGTCAAGCCCAAACACGAATTTAATTACCAGCAGGCGGTTGAGCGCCTTCCTGGTGAAGATCCGGCTCAGCTGAACGACCCGGCCTACCGTCGTCTGCGTATCATTACCGATAACCTCAAACAGGAAGAGCACGCCATTGTCCAGGTGGAAGAAATGCAGGCGGTGAATGCCGTGCTGTATGGCAAATACACCATGGAAGGGGAACAGTTTGACACGGTCGAGGTGGATTTCGGACGCTCTGAAGGAAATAACATTGAGCAGGCCGACGGTAAAAAATGGTCTGAGCAGGACCGTGATACGTTTGATCCGACGCATGATATTGACCTTTACTGCGATCAGGCCAGCGGTCTTGTAAATATTGCCATTATGGACGGTACGGTCTGGCGTCTGCTGAATGGCTTTAAGCTGTTCCGCGAAAAACTGGATACCCGTCGCGGCTCAAATTCACAACTCGAAACGGCAGTGAAAGACCTGGGAGCGGTGGTGTCTTTCAAAGGGTATTACGGTGATCTGGCCATTGTGGTGGCGAAAACGTCTTATGTGGCAGACGACGGTACCGAAAAACGTTATCTGCCGGTGGGCACACTGGTCCTGGGGAATACGGCAGCAGAGGGCATTCGTTGCTATGGTGCCATTCAGGATGCGCAGGCGTTGTCCGAAGGTGTGGTGGCCTCTTCCCGTTATCCGAAACACTGGCTGACTGTGGGCGATCCGGCCCGTGAATTCACCATGACGCAGTCCGCACCGCTGATGGTGCTGCCGGATCCGGATGAGTTTGTGGTGGTGCAGGTGAAATAATCCGTGAGCGGGGGCGAAATGCCCCCGTGTCTTTTTTCACAGGAGGCTGAGATGGCAACAAAAGAAGAAAATCTGAATCGTCTTCGTCAACTGGCTGGCCTGCTGGGGCGCGAGGCGGATATGTCGGGGAGTGCTGCGGATATTGCGCAACGTGTGTCTGAGTGGGAAGAGGAGCTTGCTGTTTCCCCGGAGGGCATTATGCACTCTGATGAGAGCGGGGCTGATCAAAATCACACAGACGATGGTGAGCAGTTGAACAACACGGATGCTCCGGATGATGTTAAAGCCGTCCGGGTACGGAAGTGCCTGCAAGTAATGGGGTATTGCCCGGAGACAGGTCGTCCCGTTGAGCTGGCGTTACGGGGTATGCGTGTTCTGGTGCCATCATCACTGGCAACGGCCATGATACAGCACGGAACGGCTGAATATGCGTGATTTTCAGAATGCCTTTGATGCTGCCCTCGCCGGGGTAGACAGTACGATCGTTGAAGTGATGGGACTCTGTGCGCAGTTCACCTCGGGGGCACAGTGTGGCAGCGAAGTTCAGGGGGTTTTTGACGATCCGGAGTCGCTGGGGGTTGCCGGTGGCGGGGTCCGTATTGAAGGAAGCTGCCCGTCATTATTTGTGCGGACGGATACGGTTCGTGCCGTGCGGCGTGGTGACACGCTGACCATTAATGGTGAGACATTCTGGGTGGATCGTGTTTCTCCGGATGACGGGGGCAGCTGTTATCTCTGGCTCAACCGTGGGCAACCACCCGCAGTTAACCGGCGACGATAAACGCAGGGTGAATTATGGCGATAAAAGGGCTTGATCAGGCGATTGACAATCTGAGCCGGGTTCGTAAAAACGCCATTCCGGCTGCTTCTGCAATGACCATTAACCGCGTGGCCATAACGGCGATTAATCAGTCTTCGTCACAGGTTGCCCGGGAAACCAGGGTGAGACGGAAACTGGTAAAGGAACGGTCCAGACTGAAACGGGCGACGGTCAGAAATCCGAATGCCAGAATTATCGTTAACCGCGGTGATCTCCCTGTGATTAAGCTGGGGATCAGAATGCTGGGGCGTCGTCCGAACAGCATACTCAAAGCCGGTCAGCATCGTTATCAGCGGGCATTTATCCAGCGATTAAATAATGGGCGCTGGCATGTTATGCAACGTCTTCCCCAGGCCAGATATGAGGAGGGCAATGACGACAAGGGAAGGAAAAAGCGTAATCGCCTTCCCATTCAGGTGGTGAAAATCCCGATGGCGGCCCCACTGAAACAGGCATTTGATGAGAATGTTGACCGTATCCGGCGTGAACGCCTGCCTAAAGAACTGGCATACGCGCTGAAACAACAACTGAGGATTGCGATAAAACGATGAAAAACACTGACATTCGTGCCGCAGTGCTGGATGCACTCGAGCAGCATGAACACGGGGCGACGCTGTTTGATGGTCGCCCCGTTGTTTTTGACGAAGAGGATTTTCCTGCGATCGCGGTTTATCTGACGGATGCAGAGTATACCGGTGAAGAGCTGGATGCAGATACCTGGCGGGCCACGCTGCATATTGAGGTGTTTTTACCGGCACAGGTACCGGATTCAGAGCTTGATCAGTGGATGGAAAGCCGGATTTACCCGGCGATGACCGCGATCCCGGCACTGGCAGGACTGATTACCACGATGGTTACGCAGGGCTATGAGTATCGTCGTGATGACGATATGGCGTTATGGAGTTCTGCAGATCTGACTTATTCCATTACATACGAGATGTGAGGACGATATGGCAACACCAAATCCCCTTGAGCCGGTAAAAGGTGCCGGTACCACTCTGTGGGTTTACAACGGCAAGGGTGATGCTTATGCAAACCCGTTGTCAGACGATGACTGGCAGCGACTGGCTAAGGTGAAGGATCTGACGCCGGGCGAGATGACGGCAGAATCCTACGATGATAACTACCTGGATGATGAAGACGCGGACTGGACCGCGACCGGGCAGGGGCAGAAATCTGCAGGTGATACCAGTTTTACGCTGGCCTGGAAACCGGGAGAGGAAGGCCAGAAAGGGCTTATAGGCTGGTTTGAAAGCGGCGATGTCCGGGCCTATAAAATCCGTTTTCCGAATGGCACGGTGGATGTGTTTCGTGGCTGGGTCAGCAGTATCGGTAAGGCCGTGACGGCGAAAGAAGTGATCACCCGCACGGTGAAAGTCACTAACGTGGGTAAACCTTCTGTAGCGGAAGAACGCAGCAAAATTACGCCGGTCAGTGCGATTAAGGTGACGCCGACATCCGGTACGGTGGCAAAAGGGAAAACAACCACCCTGACGGTTTCTTTTGAGCCGGAAAGTGCAACCGACAAGACGTTCAGAGCGGTTTCCGCCGATCCGTCGAAAGCCACCATTAGTGTGAAAGATATGACAATTACGGTAAACGGCGTGGCGACAGGTAAGGTGCAGATCCCTGTGGTGAGCGGAAATGGTCAGTTCGCCGCAGTGGCTGAAGTCACCGTTACTGAAGCGGGCGCTGCAGGGTAAACGGAGGTAATACATGTTTCTGAAAACAGAACAATTTGAATATAACGGTGTGTCTGTCACGCTTTCCGAATTGTCTGCGCTGCAGCGTATCGAGCATCTTGCCCTCCTGAAACGGCGTGCAGAACAGGCAGAATCCTGCGGCAACCTGCAGGTTAGCGTGGAAGATCTCGTCAGAACCGGCGCGTTTCTGGTGGCGATGTCCCTGTGGCATAACCATCCACAGAAAACGCAGTCACCGTCAATGAATGAGGCCGTGATGAAGATAGAGCAGGAAGTGCTCACCACCTGGCCTGCCGATGCCATTGCCCGGGCGGAAGACGTGGTGTTGTGCCTGTCCGGGATGATCGAAGCTGTTCGTCCGGATACTGATATTACTGAAGTGGCGAAAAATAACACGCTGACTGATGATGATTTTTCTGCGGGAAAGTCTTCGACGGCGAGCTGAACTTTGCCCTCAGACTGGCGCGTGAGATGGGGAGACCCGACTGGCGCGCCATGCTTGCCGGGATGACATCCACCGAATATGCCGACTGGCACCGTTTTTACCGCACGCATTATTTTCAGGATACCCAGCTGGATATGCATTTTTCCGGGCTGACGTACGCTGTACTCAGCCTGTTTTTTTGCGATCCGGATATGCATCCCTCTGATTTCAGTCTGCTTGTCCCCCGGCATGAGGAAGAGCAGGTGGAGAGGCCGGATGAGGACAAAATGCTGATGCAGAAAGCGGCAGGACTTGCCGGAGGCGTCCGGTTCGGTGGGGACGGAGGGCGCGATATTTTATCGTCTGCGGATGTGGCGGATGTCATGGTGGATGATGCCGCATTAATGATGGCTTCAGCGGGGATTCCGGGAGGTGTGAGATATGTCCCAGCCGGTTGGTGATCTTGTTATTGACCTGAGTCTGGATGC